ATCAGATTAGGAAGTTCAAAACAGAGATCGATGCTTTAGTGCTTCGTGTTCGTGAAGGTAAAAATTATCACAAGCCATATCATCACCTTGAGATGGTTATTCAGATGTTGCTTATCGCCATCGACAACCTTGAGCGCGAGGTGCGCCGGGTTCGTTATGCCAATAAGCCGAAACAAGAGGTGTCTGATGCTAACCACATCAGCCCTGAAGATATCGCGCGCGCAAAAGAGGTGCCGATTGAAACGCTGTATACCGGGAAACTGAAGGTGCAAGGGCGCTGGGCAACAGGACTTTGTCCTTTCCATAATGAGCGGAGTGAATCATTCACTTTATATTTAGATCAAAACACTTTTTTTTGTTATGGCTGTAGTGCCGGAAGGGACGCGATTGATTTCGTAATCAAACGCGACAACGTGGACTTCCACACGGCGGTCCGAACGCTGCTCAACAAATAACATGACAAAACACACCCTCGCACAAATAATAAAAGAGATTGAGAAGGTCTACCTCGTGAAAGATCCGTACATCACGAAGATTTTAGTTGCCTCATCGGTCGCCCACTTCCTCTCCGCCGATCCATGCTGGCTCGTCATTGTGGCTCCTTCAGGCGGTGCCAAATGTTTCGGCAAAAGTACACCAATCATGATGTATGACGGACGAATACTGCATGTTGAAGATGTGAAGGTCGGAGATATTGTCATGGGGGATGATTCAAAACCACGAAAGGTTTTGCGAACCAATACCGGACGAGAGGAGCTGTTCAGTATCCAACAGTCAAGAGGCGACGCTTACGTTGTGAATAAATCACACATCCTACCACTGAAGTACAACTCTACCAAGAGAAACTATAAATACGTCGAGCGAGGCGACGTCGTTACTATTCCATTATCACACTATCTCGAAAAGAGTAAGACATTCAAGAATTGTTTTAAGGGATTCAAGGTGGGTGTCGAGTTCAAAAAGAAGCCGGTCATCCTTGATCCGTACTTTCTTGGTGTCTGGCTTGGTGACGGAAGAAGAGATTATCCTTCCATTACCACGATGGATAAGGAGGTTTCTGACTTCCTCTATGAGTTTGCGGAGAAGAAAGGAATGAAGGTCTCAACAAAAAAATACCCACACACTAAGGCGCAGGCTTATCTCATTACTGGAAAGAAGCGTCACAAAAATACCGTTCTTGAGAATCTCAAATTTTACGGACTATCTCCAAAGAAGTTCGTCCCGACTGACTACAAGATCAATTCTCGTGAAGTTCGCCTTCAGGTTCTTGCAGGACTTATCGATACAGACGGTCATCTCCAATGGAGCGACGGCAGGGATAGGAGAAAAGCTCCTAAGAGTTTCACCTTCACCAGCAAGGACAAAATACTCGCAGATGATGTGGTGTTCCTGTCCCGTTCCGTCGGGCTTCATGCGTCTATCCAAAGATTCAAGATGCGCCTTCCTGTCACTAGCACAAAGCCCGGTATCTACTGGAGAGTATACATCGGAGGAAACATCGAAATTATCCCGACGAAAATCAAAAGAAAGATAGCTACAAAAAGAACACGAGTAACCGATTCGTTGCTCTCGAGCTTTAAGGTGAAGTCGATTGGTGTCGGTAAATACTACGGCTTCACCGTTGACGGCAACAATAGGTTCCTATTAGGAGATTTCACCGTGACCCATAACTCCGAGTTCATCAACATGATATCACTACTCTCGTGGACACCTCCAGCAACGGAGGACAATAAGAATCCTGAGGAGCAGAAGGTTCACGCTCTCTCAACGCTTACCTCAAAGACCTTCATCTCCGGTCAGAAGGTCACTGGTCGCGACACCTCACTCTTGCTTCAGATATCCAACGGATTGATAACTTTTAAAGATCTCACTTCTCTTTTGTCGGAACAGAGAGATGAGCGCGGTATGATCATGGCACAACTCCGCGAGATATACGACGGCAAGTATGCAAAGTCCTTCGGCACTGGTGAAACGCTCGAGTGGAAAGGCAAGATCACCATTATCGCCGGGTCAACATACGCCATTCACTCCATGAAGCAGGCGTATACCGCAATGGGTGAGCGCTTTATTTTCTACAACATGGAACAGCCGGAACGCTACGATGCCGCGAAACGTACGATGGAGAACCAGCAAGAAGGAAAGATGGTTGAGCATCGCCATCGCCTTGCTGTGATGATGCGCGAGTACATCATCGACATCCTCGAGAACATGCCGAAGGAGCTGATCGGTATCACTCCCGAACAGCAAAAAGATACACTCGACCTTGCCGAGCTTGCCACACGCGCACGCTCCGATGTCATGCGCAACTGGTCATCACGCGAGCAAGAGATCACTGAAGTGCATCCACCGGAGATGCCTACTCGATTCGCCGGACAACTTCAGACGATGATGCAGGCATTAAAAATAATCAACAATCACGAAACCGGAAAATCCGATCTGCTTGCTGAAGATGAGAAAGCTCTCGCCAAGCTCGCGCTTGATTCAATCACACGATCTCGACGTATTGCTATGATCGAACTCTCAAAGTATGACATCCTAGAAACAGCCGGCATTGCTACGAAGATCGGTATGCCGACGAACTCCGTCCGCAGATGGGTTGAGGATCTCGTAGCGCTGGAGATTGCCGACAGACAGAAAGGAACAGGTCCGAAGGGTGACAAGTGGAGCATTAAAGAAAATTATCGCAAGCTCATCATGCGGTACGAGGGCGTGAAGCACGAGGGAGAAACACTAACCGCAGAGGCGCAGATGCTCGCAGAGAGAGAACAGTTGGCATCTGAAGGAAATGACATGTTTGATGAGTTTTAACGAGCAACAGTAGCTCGATGCTTCCTAGCTTTATTCTTCGCCTCGCCTTTTCGACGATGGTAACTCTCTAGCGCCTGTAATCTGCGCTTGTCTATATTCTTAATAACCCATTTCTTCCACACTTCGTACCGCATATTGCGGTACCTTTGTTTGTCTTCCTTGGACAGCTTCGCAAAGAATGGCAAAAACTTGTTAATGTACCAGTCGCGGTAGTAGACCGATCGATGCTTGTGGCATAAATGTAACTTCGCAAAGAAGCTTGCTCGCACAGGACGGTACTCGACATGACAGTCTGGTACCTTGCAGAATAGGATTAGTTTTACATCACGATAGAAGTGCTTACTCACACGCAGTCGCCCGAAGCCGAGTAAAAGCACTCACGCTCATAAGAAGGCACAGAGTAATCTGGCGTGTTGTCGCCGCGATCCATCAACCAAAATGCCAACAATACCCACAGGACCCAAAACACGACTAGCACTATCACCCACTCGTATTTGCCTGACAATAATTTTTGTTTATAGTTCATATTTTAGCATTTCTCTTATGTCACCCATGCTGATAGGCACATCGCCGAGTATCTGATTGCTCAGTTCCGCCTTAGCATGGATGACCTTCTTCACATAATAATCAACCGTACCCTTCGCGAGCAGGTTGTAAACCAACACGCTGTCTTTCTGACCAATGCGGTGCGCACGCCCGTCGCGCTGTTGCATCTTCGCCAATGACCACTCCTGATCGTAGTGGAATATCACACTCGCTCGCTGGATGTTCAACCCGAACTGACCAGCACTCGTCATCACCAGCACCTTGTGTTCCTCCACCTTGTTGAACTTCGCCACCACATCACGGTACTCCTCCTTGATTGAGCCAGATATTTTGAGTGGCTTGTACTCTGCAAGCTCGCGCTCGAGGATGTTCGCCATCTCTGCGAACTGCGTGAACACAATAGCTTTCCTGCCTCCATTGTTCGCGAACACCTCCTCGAGCTTCTCCTTGAGTAGTGCCATCTTTGAGCTGACGCTCTGATGCCCGAGCAACTCGGTACTGTCTGCAAGCTGACGCAAACGAAGCATCTTGACCAACGTGTACTGGATAGTCATCGGATTCTCGATCTTAGCAATGTGCTTAGCCTCGATATCGAAGAGAATCTCCTTCTTGATCTTCTTGTACAGCTCCTTCTCTGGGTCCGAAAGCTCAAACGGCAGGTCACTGATAATCTTCTCAGGCAACTCCGGCAGTACATCCACCTTCATGCGCCTGATCATGTACCTCTTGATCTTCTCCTGAAGCTCATCAAGATTTCTGTAACCAAAAATCCCGCCCCAACTATTCTTCAAGCAATACCTCTGCAGGAAGCTGAAGTAGTTGCCAAGAACACCCGGCTGAATGAAGTCGATGATGTTCCACACATCGTTCGCGCGGTTACTTACCGGCGTACCAGTCATGGCGATGCGACGTTTTGCTCTCAACCTCTTAATCGCCTTGCTCTGCTTAGCTGTCGCGTTGCTTATCTTCGTTGCCTCGTCTGCGATGATGATGTCCCACTCGCGACAATCCATTTCGCCGAAATTGCGAAGCAACAGCTCGTAATTCACGATGAAGAAAAGTGCGCCAGTGCTCTTACGCCAACCGTTTGCTTTTCCTTTCCAACTCTCACGCCGAACCACAATCTGATCCTGCAGCAGTAGCCCTCTCGTCCGCTTATTGCCCTCGACCACAACGATCTCACCTTCTGGTGCCCCACCCGGGTACAGAAACTTCTCGATCTCCTCTGCCCACTGCCACTTGATGCCTGACGGACAGAAGATCAGCACCTTCTCTGCTTTTATCTTCTCACACACGGCGAGCACCTGTATTGTCTTACCTAGACCCATCTCATCACCCATCAGACCGCTCCCGATCTGGTGCAGGAACGACGCTCCGACCTTCTGATAGGGAAACAGTGGCAAAGGCGAATCAAAGTCCGCGTCGGGCAGTACAGCCAGTGCTACAGCCTCCTGTGCGAGCTTCACGTCCGCTTCCATGGCCAGAAGTAGCTCAGGATCCACCTTGAAGCCCTTACGCGCGAGCTGTTCGACGCTCACCGAGCTACCAGCAAGCGGAATGAACCAGCTTTTACTTGATGGATTATATTTTCTCCCATCTAAAGTTTTTACAAAACTGATTAGTGGTTGCGAGTATTGGAATGATATTTCTATGGCGTTTCCTGTTTTTTTTACAATCATATTCTTCATTTTTTATTACCCCACGACTCTGTTTTTATATGGCATGATTTACAAAGTGTTCGACCATTCTTCACTTGCCACAATTCCTTACACTCTAATGCTTTCTCAATCGAATCAATCAGATGCTTTAGCAATAATTCCGCAAACGAAACTGGATAATGATCAGCTTCCAAGTTTTCTTTACTTCCACAATGAATACATCGCCTCCCATCACTAATCAGCACACGACTTCTCCAAGAATTATATTTTTCATTTGTGCGAATAAGACGCTTCAGTGGCGTAATACCACCCTTCCAGTTTGGATGTTTGTTTTGTAAAAGTGAAGCAGATATTCTCGCCCTGTGTGTAGGAGAAAAAACCCGAACACGCAATGCTTTTCTAATCTTCTCCTTAACAGCTTCCGGAATCTTTTTGCCCCAGTTGTGATTTTTTACACCTCGTTGAGCGTCGCCTATTTTCTTTTTTCTCTCTTCTGAACAAGCCCCCTTTTTCTTACCTAATTGAACAATCCTCTGTTTTTGTTTCCACACATCAGAACGAGGAGGCATCTTCATGCCCTTGTGTGCATCGCTCATCTTTTTTCTTGTAGTTTCTGATATCATATTTATCCAAAAAACTTTTTATGCGCCTGCTTTAATTCCGGTGATGTGATGTGTGTATATACCTGTGTGCTTGTAATGCTTCGATGCCCTAACATCTCTTGAGCCAAACGGAGATTTGCACCTTTTCTCAAAATATGAGTGCCAAATGAATGTCTGAAAGTATGAGGTGTTACCCTTTTCTCAATACCTGCAAGCTTCACCCGCCTTGCCACGATCTGTTGTGCACATCGGATAGTGATAGGAAACAAACGAATATCGCTATCTTTTCTGGTCTTAAGATATTCTTTTATTACTTTTATCACTCGTGCAGAAAAGTAAATCGTCCTAGCCCACCCTCCTTTACCTATTATAGACAATTCTAGTGTACCTTGCAATTCCTCTTTGTGGAATACTGCATCCGGCAATGCCACTGCTTCCGCTATTCGCAATCCCGTACAGAACAGTACCTCAATGAGCGCTCTGTCGCGCGTGTTGCGGTAGCCCTCTCCCTCGATGCTGTCTATTATCTTCTCGATTTCTTTACGTTCGAGAAAACGTATCACTCTTTTTTGTGTCTTCATTGTTGTGCCGGCTTGCTCGCCTGCTAGGTTAATATGCTAGGTTAATAATGTTTCGACCTTGAGGATCGCTCCTCATTACCGGCACTCACAGCTCAAGCTCTTACGTCGAGCTCACTTCGTTTGTGAGTACCGGTATCAAGAGCTATCGAATCCAAGAGTGTTTATGACTTGTATCCATACATTGCCTATCTGCACATATAACATCCTCGCACTTGCAATACTTCTTATGCTCGCTGTGTCCGCAATAAATAGCGTTGAGCCGTTTGGCCTCACTGAAGATCTTGTCCATGCGTGCGTTGTAGCGCTGTGCGCCTGTTGTGTAGTTTGCCATG